CTATTGCTGATAAAATAGTATTTACTGCTTCTAATTCAGTTGTGTTTGCTTGTGTCATATATTTTAAAAATAAAAGGAAGCTCCATAGTTTCCCATTTCGAGTTACAGGAGCTTCCTAAAGATTATGCAGTTTTAATTTCTACTGCTGCCTCAGGCCTTAAAATTCCGTGCCCGTAAGCTAACTTTCCAACCATCAATGTACCCTGTCTACGAATATCATATTCAGATTCCATCTTTAGATTTTTAAGTTTTATCGTACCCACAGCACTTTTATGAAAGATACTCGCTACAGTTGTAGAGAAATCAGCATTATAAGTGTTGTTCATGCCTGTTGTAGAAGCACCGGATAAGTCTGCGAAAGAAGTATTAGCAGTATTGGATTTAACAATGTTAATTCCTGCTACTTTTAATACCTTTCCATCAGCATACACACCGTTAGTTCCGCCAAAATCTCTGTTCAAGATTTTATCGTTACCTACAATGTTGTAATAGATGTTTGGATTTACCACACAAAACCTATCGTTTTCTGGTACGTTCGCATTATCTAAATCTTCAGCCGCTTCAAAAATTGAATCAATTAATGAAGAAGCACTAGTATTAGCGTCTGCGTCAGTTATTACTGACCCACCACTCTCACCCGTCACAGTAGCTGAAGCTCTCGCTGCAAGTACAGTTAGTTGTAATAAGTGTGCGTCTATTTTTTGTGCCAATACTTCTCCCATATTAGTAGAATATATTGACCTTATATCGTAATGATTTTTAGCCTCGTCTAGCTCTGAAATAAAAGAATGCGAAATAAGTAAATCATCAATAGTAATTACTCTTTCATTCTTTTTAGTTACTTGACCGACAATCTCATTACCTGCAGTATGGTATTCAGCTGCTGCTGATTTTCCGATTACAGGCATGGCAGCACTTTTCCCTTGAGAGATTGTTCTTACCATAGTCATTGGTAACATTTTATTCTCTTGTTGGAATGCTGCTAAAACTTCCGAGCCAAAAACTTTCAGAAATAAGGCGTTATCATCATTAGCGTTGTTTACCTTTCCTAAGAAAGATACAGTAGCGTTTGACATAAAAACTCCTTTAAAGTTTTATTGTTAAAAATTTCAATTCTTTGGCTTTAGTTATCTCACGCATGAGGCAAAAGTTACTCGTCTTTGAAAGTCACCCCTCTAATAAGAGGTGGTGTTATTGTGGCTTTTTTAGTTTATCTGCAACTTTTTCACTACTTCTACCAAGTGTATAACCGCCAACACCTATAGTTAATAAAGTCCATAAAGCGTCTGGTAAATCTAATACAATACCAACATTAAAAAATGCATTAGCATAAGGAACAAATAAATAATTATTAGCAATTATTATGATTGCAACCATCATCAATAAAGGTCTCCAAGAACGAGCAAGCCAAGACTCACTTTTAGTTTCTGCTAAAATAATACTAGCAGCCGATTGTANTTCTTTCATTTCACCGCTAATAACTTGCTCTTGAATTTTTGCTTTTATTTTTTCTTTTTCTTCTTTGCTATCAACTACTTTATCTACCGTTTTAAACATTGCGGATATTAAAGGAGAAGCAGCACCTAATAATTGTATCATATTGACCTGTTCATTGATTTACTCATTATTTTAAGATTAGAACGAGCATTGTTATAAGGATTGCTGTCCTTATGATGTACGTCTTTACCGTCACCTTTTCGTGCTCGTCCTGATTTAATCATTAATCGTCTAGCCTTATTACGCATTGCTCGTCTTTTCTTTTGAACATCAGTACCTTGATAATTTTGATACTCTTTTGCGTAATTTCTTTGCATTAAAATATGTTTGCAATAATTACTATGACAAGAATAATTCCTACACCAATCGCAAAACCTTTTGCTTGAGTAGAAAGTTTATCCCATAATTTATTTAATTTATTTTTAACCCAGTACATTTGACCTCTTAATTTTTGCCTCAACATTAGAACGATAAGCTGAATCTTCTTTATATCGAGGGTCGTTAATTGCTGAAACTATTTCAGCAGTAGATTGAAAAGCACTTTGAGGAGCTGCAGCTTGTCCTTGAATTAAAGTTGGAGTTACGCCAACATTATTGTCGTAACGTGCTTTTAATCCTGAAACAGCCATCATAGCCTCTTCTACAGTTCCTTTTTCAACTACTTTGTTAAAAGTATTTACTTCAGCTTCAGGTAAATTTTCTGAAGCCCATGTAGTTATCTTTTCGTATTCACCATCACCGCCTGCAACTGATTGAATTTGTCTAACATGATTATCTGAAATCGCTGTTTGACCTTCTATATAGCTATCAACTAAATCTTTAGGTAATCCTGAAGCTTCTAACTTCTTGTAACTATCATCACTTAGTTGTCCGTTCTCTGCGAACTCATTATAATAAGAGTCGAGAGATAAACCTGTTGCTTGTTCTGCTTCCTGTTGCGTAACAGGTTGAGCTTCTTCAGTTGGCTGCTTTGATGAATATGCTTTTTCTAATTCACCATAGGCTTTAGCTAATTCCTCAGCACTATTAAATTTTTCCGGGAGCCAACTAGGTTTGTCTTGAGCTGTACTTTCGTCAGTTGTATTGGTTTGTTGAGTTTCTTCTTTTAATTCTAATGTTTCAACCATATTTTTATTGTCCTATTTGTTGTTGTAATTGTGATAATGCCGGACCTATATTTTCTAAATTCTCAGGCTGTACATTGCCTGCAAATGACGTAGCTGCTTGAGAAGCTACATTATTTAACTGTTCTTGTTGCATAGCTTCTTGTTGAGCTTGCATTTCCTGTTGTAATTCTTGTTCGCTTCTAACTAAGCCTTTAGGGTCAATACCTTCACTTGTTGCTAAGCGTTGTATTGCATCAGAAACATTAATGTATTTTTGCAATGCCTCTGGCCCTAAAGTTTCAGTTAGCGTTTGTAGGAAACTAATTAATTTATTTTTATCATTACCTCTTCCAAGTGCTTCAAGACCAGTTACTATACTTGGTCTCACACCATCTTTAGGAAGCTGTGGTAATTTTTTATTTTTTTCCATGATTGCCATTTTACGCATAATAAAAGGCAACTGAAACTCTTGAGATAGAATAGAATATATTCCTGCTATGGCTTTGTCTAAATCTTCAGCCATAAATTTTATTTCTGTACTTGTAACTCTTTCTGCATCACGTTGAATAGATGCATTCATTAAGAAAGCATATTGTAATCTACTTTCAATTCTATTCATGGTGTCATAAGCAATTCTAAAGTCTGCAAACTTATTCACTTGTAAAGTAGATACATCATTTGCTGAGCCTTCTATGATTGCACCATTAGGTGACTCTGCTAATTTTCTTGCTCTTGTTGTTGAATTAGGAGCAACCATAAATAAAACTTTAGAAGCTGCTGCTGAGCCTTCAACGATTGCTCTTGTTAAACCTTCTAAACTTTTAAGGTCTCCATAGTATTCTTCTACATAACCTCTGCCATAATCTGCACCATCAACTCTATTAAATCGAAGTGGAATGTATGGACATTTATCTATTGGAAAACTTCCATGTGATTTAGGAATTTGCATTCCTTTTACTTCTTGATAAACTTTAAACTTATCTTTGACTCTTAATACATGAGTATAAATATCACATGTTTTTTCATCATCTCTTAATTGTTCATAAAGACTTTCCTGAATTTCTTTAGGAAGTACATTCGGAGAAACGCTTTCTTTTGTAACAATTTCCAAAACATTACCGGAAGGGTCTCTTTTGATAACGTATCGGGATAACGGGAAAACTCTAATTGAATCTTCGCCCACAAATAAGAGTACATTGCCTGATACTATAAGGTGTTTTAATGCTTCATGGATAGCTACTCTGTCAGCATTGATTTCAATATCCGTCATAATAGCATTTTCAATTTGTGCTAATCCTTCTTCTATTGAAGTTTTTAATGCTTCATCACCCTCTATTTCTTTGATGACAAAATCGTCCATCTTCAATCTAAAGAATGCTGAATTAGGAGGTAGTAAAGCTAGTAAAAGTTTTGATGCTAAATTATTTACGCCACGGCTTCCTACTCCTTGATAAGGGGTGGAATACTTTGTAGCTTCATTATTACCTGCAGGAGGAATTAAAGAAGGAAGAGTTAGCTTTGAACTATCTCTTGCTCTATCTAAATAAAGTTCTCTTTGGGCTTCACAGCTTTGATACCGCCCTTGAGCAGTATTTACATTTGATTCATACATACTTTAATTTTTTACTTGTACGCCACTACCTGCACCAGAAATCAGCGGAATAGTTAAAGCTGATTTACCTTTTTTCTTTTTAGAAATAGTCTCACCATCACTTCCACTTGTACTAGAATTATCAGCCGATTTAGGGCTTGCTTGTTTATTCATTGTACTAGGTGGTCTTGAGGGAGGTGCTGATTGTTGCTGCTGTTGGCCACCGCCACCACCAAAACACATATTATTTGTCCTCTTGTTCTTTTAATACTTCTATTAAAAATTTTATAACCGAACGCTGACCTGACTTGTACCAAACCTCTTTGTCTGACCAATTCAAATCTGCGGATTGTTCCGGAAAGCGAGCGTTCAATGCTTCCACTAAATCTAAATCTAGTGGAGGCATATTTTTTAACTCTTGCTTATCCTTTAAGGTGTCTGAAAATAACTGCTTAATCATCATCAAATCGCATTTCACCTGCAATAGCTACATAACCTGCAGCATCTACGTGGTCGTCTTTATTAGGACTTCCAGTTCGAGTACGTGCAATTTTTAATAACGTCATCATCATTGCAACATCATAAGCTGTTACTTCTTTACGTAAGTACCAACTCCATAGCTGAGCTATGTTGCCATGATTTTTTGCTTTATCTCCATGAGTTTTGTTCCGAGTTTCACTCGTACACACCATAGCGTCTCTTAAGATATCTTCTGTTTTGGTTGCCATAATAAAGGTCTCTTTCGTTCAAAATTGTATTCGCTTGCTCGTAGTATTCTTGCTAATCTTGCTTGTAGTAAAGCAAACTTAGGGGGAAGTTTTGCAAGGTGGTATCTGTCAACGACAGCTTCCCACATTGCCCAAAAATCACCTTTATGTTTTTTCAGAATTTTTTCTGCTGTAACTTTTCCTACACTTGGACAACCACTATATCCATCTGTTGTATCTCCAGTTAAAGTTTGCATCATATGATAATAATCTGCATCTTCTTCAGAAATAACTTCGTAATCTTTACCTTGCATAAACCAAATTGTTGAAGGTACAGTTCGTAAATCCTTATCTTTAGTAAGAATAACTTTTTCACCTTTTACATATTTATCTGATGTAGCTAGTATTCCTAATACATCGTCCCCTTCTAAATATGGCATCTCATAAGTTTTAAACTCTTGATGTAACCATTTTTTCAAAGGACCATAAGTCAAAGGCTTACGCTGTGTCTTACGATTATATTTATATGTTGGTGATATTTTTTTACGAAAGTTTGTTTTGCTTGAAAGAGCAATAACTACATTTTTACAATAAAGAATATTTTTATAATACTCTATTGTATCCGCTAATTTATCGATGCTTGCTTGTTCACTTGCATGAAGTGTCCATGTATCATCGTCCCATTTAATTGGCTCTTCCATTTGTATAGAGCACATGAACGCCACTAAGTCACCATCAACTAGCATTGTTCGGTTATTATAATCTATCATTTAGTCTCCTAACATTTTAGATAGAATTGTGAGTAGCTTGGTACGGGTCAATAATTCAGTAAGGTCATTACTGAAACCATTTACTAAATCCTCTTCGCTTGAATGAGGATTAAAGTTGTTCTTGTAGTATGAGCAATGCAGCAGCTCATGTATTAAAACACAAGCTAAGTCTGCACCGCCTTTATCTATTAAAGATTTATCTAAATAAATCGTTTTAATATTTGAATGAAAACTTCCCTCTTCATTTCCTGCACTTGCAATATCTGCATCAACAGGTTTTATTTTTATAGTGAAGTGTCCTAACTTAATGGAGCTTGGTAATTTCATTCAATACTTCTTTCCATGGTATTAAAATAGCTTTAGTTCTTTTGCCATCGCCTACCATTTTCCAATTATCTTTAAATTTCTTTGTTAATTTTTTGAGAACTGGAACATCAATTATTAATCTTAAAAGTTGTTTTTCTTTTTGCGTAAAAACATGTACCCAAACTTTAGCTTTGGTTTTAGATAAACCTGTAGGTTTACCGTCTCTTTCAATCTCAATACAAAAGTTTCCTGTAGATGCCCACCAATCACGCTCTGCCTTTACTTCTATCTGGTCTTTTTTTAGACCAAGAAGTTCTGCAATTTGTTTTTCGTGAGAATTACCGAACTTTAAATCGATATCCCATTTCGAGTCATTGTTAAGTTTCAAATCATTTCCTAACATGTGACCGCTTAATGTGTCTCCGCCCAGTTGCTGCCTATTTTATATTCAGCATCTAAGGGACATCTTAATCCAAAGATTTTTTGTGTATCTTTAACAGCCTTAACTGCTAAACGTCCTACATCTTCAGCTATATCTTCTCGTACTTGTAATTGCATTTCATCATGGACATGAGCGACCATGGCAAAATCTTTTCCATACTTGTATTTGTAAAATAAAACTTCGTGTAGATTGATTGTTGCTTGTTTAACAATAATACTACCACAGCTTTGAATTAAAAAATTTAATGCACTATGACTAGAACGAATATTTAATAGTCGTCCATCAATAGCTTTTAATACTCCTGTTCTTGCAACCTTATCTCTTACGTCTCGAGTAAGTTTACTTAGTGCAGGAATTTGTTTAAATAATTTTTCTTTAAGTTGTTTACCTTCTTTTGATGAGCCTTCAATTATCTCACCCATGCGAGCATCACCTGCTCCGTAGATTAGAGCGTAAATCATTGTCTTGGCTAAATTACGGGAAGGTAAGTTTGCAGCTTTTTGATTGAAGGTATGTATATCACCTTCATTTACAATTTTAGCGTACTCACCGTTATCATAACGAGCTAAATAATGGCTTAATGCTCGTAATTCGAGTGAAGCAACATCAATTCCACATAATTTAAAACCTTCATCAGCAATAAATAAAGCCCTACAATCTTCACCATATGGACTCCCTACTCTTGGAACTTGAGCAATATTAGGCGAGCGATGCGTGCATCTACCGGTAACTGCACCATTTGTAATTACGCTTCCATGTAACTTGCCTTGTTTTTCTAATTTAAGCCACGCACTATTGCCTTCAGCTAATTGTGATATTCTTTTTTGAATTAATAAATATTCAGAAAGTATTTTAGCTTCTTTGTATTCTAATTTTGATAAAACTGTTTCATCAACTTGCGGCTTGCCATCATTGGTAAAGTCTTTTGGTTTCCATTCATATTTTTCTATAAGACGATTAGCAATATGCTGACGACTATTAGGATTAAAAGTAACTGTTTCATGTCTTTGTACTGGTATACCTTTTGTATACCCCTTTGTTTTATTGTCTCTTGCAGGAATAAAATCTTCTAATTGTTTATCCCATGGCGGAAACGCATCTTGTAACTCTTGCTCTAAATCTATTCGTCTTTTAATTAATGTTCGAAGTAAATCATTTGCAGCTTCTCTATTAAAAGTAAATCCATGTTTCTGCTGCAGCTCAATCACTTTAGCAAAATCATGCTCTAAATCTAAAGCTTGCTGAGAATAATTTTTCTTTTCTATAATTTGATAAAATTTATAATTAAGTTCAACATCACGCTCACAGTATTTTTGCATATCCTCTGACCATGTTGACCAATCATTGCTTTCGCCAAAATCACCTTTACGTAAATTTAATCTTAGTCCCCATGCTTTTAAAGCATGTGACCCAATCATCTTAGATTGAAAACCATATCGTTGATAATTTTGAAAATCAGTATTTTTTATATCTGACCAAATTAAACGTGAACAAATCATTGTATCAACTATTTTTGCTTTAGTTTCAAAACCTGGGTTTAGTTTTTTAATAGCCGGCAAATCAAAATTTATAATATTGTGTCCGCAAATTAATTTTGCTTCACTTAATAATTTAATTGCTTTGTCGACCTCAGTAGGTCTGAAACTTAATAGTTCTTCCGTCTCAATATTAATTAAAACGATGCAATGAATTGTTGTTAGCGTATCTAACAAACCATTTGTCTCTATATCGAAAACATATTTCATTTATTTTTTCCATTTAACCACTCACTAATGCACTATCTGTACTGTTATTCTTTGTACGCTTGGAACAATGTAGACTAACTTGTTTATTGACTCTTGAATTAAATGTTTTGAATGAGAATCTTTTACATAAATAATTGGAAAAATATTTTCTCCAAAATTACTTCTGTAAACTGAACTTAGTATTGTTCTATAAATACCGTAAGTCTTGTCTTTTTCATCATCAGTTAGCAAAGCATACTCTGGGTCGCCTGCTAAAAAATCCATGATAAACTCAAAAATCAGTTCTTCTTCTTGCGTTATTTTCTTCATTGTTAAAATCTAATCCTTCTTCACTTAAACGAAACGTATCGGTGTTAAAATTTAAGTGTGTTGCGACACCCGTCTCACCGGTGTGTCTGTTTTTTAAAACTCTTAAAGTCATTAAGTTTGGGTGCTCAGTTGATTGTTGATTACGTTCGCAACCTATAACAATATCTGATAACTGCCCTATTCCTGCTGAGCCTCTAAGTTGAGACATGGAAGTATTTAAACCTTCTTCATGTCCTCTATTAACATTAACTGGTCTTTTTAAATGAGACACAATTAACAAACCAAACTTTAGTTCTTCAACTAAACTTCTAAGAGCGGTCATAGTATTATCTATGATACGTCTTTCATCACCTTCACCAATACCTGATACCACTATCGATATATGGTCTAAGACAATCCAGTTGCAGCCAAGACCTCTTACTAGATATCTAATTTTATTTAGTAAGTTACCTGATTCCTGACTTCCCCAATGGTCATAGAAGAAAACATTTTTATTTAATTTTTCCCATTCAGATTTTATTTTATCTTCGGGAACTTCTTTTCTTATTTCTTCTAAATGTAATGGAGTATTTAAACTTATAGAAAGTAATCCTCGTATACTTCGTTGAACATTTTCCTCTAAAGCAATGTAACCTAATTTTTCATTACGATTAATTATATGATGAGCTACTTCTCTACAGAATTGACTTTTACCTGTGCCTGAGCCTGCTGTAATTGTAACTATCTCACCTTTACGCAATCCTCTTAGTTTATTATTCAATCCTTGATATGGATAATCAACTGATGCTTTTTCATCTTCAGCAATTACAAGGTCCCAAGTATCTTTACCTTCAATAATACCATCAGGTCTGTATTGTTTTGCACCCCATATAGCATCAACAAGTTCTTTAGCTCTTCCTGCTTGCACCATGTCACTCGCATCTTTTAATGGAAGCTTTGCAATCTTAGCTTTATTAGGACTAATTAATGCTGCACATTTTAAAGCTGCTTCATTACCTTGTTCATCATTATCAAAACAAAATATTACGTTTTCAAATTTTTCAATCCATTCAATATTATGTTTAATACTTTTAGGAGCTGAGTTAACACCGCTAGGAATACTAACGACAGGAAATCTATTTTGAAAAACATATTGTGATACGGATAATGCATCAATTTCACCTTCAGTTACAACCAACATCTTACCGCTATCTCGCCATAAGTGCTGACCAAATAATAAAACATTTTTAGGATTACCAATCCAACTAAAGCCTTTATCAGGATAGCGAATATGTTGAGCTTCTATTTTATAATTACTATCATAATAATTTGCTATGTGAGCTTGCTGTCCTTTATGTTCACCGATTTGATAATTAAATTTTC